TTGGTCGAAACCTTTAGCCTTCAAAGGATCGTCGGAGCCACCGATAGTGTAGCCCAAAGTCGATTTCAAATCCTTGACGGCCAATTCCGCCAAGCGTTCGGCCTGTTCGCGCGCTGCACCAAGACGGTACTCCAGCGCCTGAGAAGCATCAATAAGGCCAGCGAAGCGCAGCTTATCAATGGTTTCAAGATTTTCACGAAAATCCTTAGTGATTGAGCGCGCCGGATCGAATTTGGTTAAAACGCTATTAAGCGCAGCCTCCAATTCTTTTTGTGCTGCAATCAACTCCCGCGTCGCCTTAGCTTCCTCGCGTTTCGCGGCGGATGCGGCTTTGCTTGCTTCCTTGGATTTTTCCTTAATTGCCGCCTGATCGGATTCCAATTGATTGTTGATGCGTGTCACACCGCTTTCGTAGGCTGCGGCATTGCCACTCTTGAGGAATGCATCGCGAAGTTCACCAAGCGATTTTTCATGACGATTGGTTGCCGCCGTTGCTGCGTCACTCGCGCTTGCCGCCTTAATATCAAGGAGGGGGATTTGGGCCTGTCTAGAGGCTGCGTCGGCGTCCAACAAACCCTGCTTGGCAATCCGCTGCCGTTCCAGCGCTCCGGTCAATGCTTTTGCGGCTTGCAACTCAACGGCGCGGTTTGCGCGAAGGTCATCCACATCGACAACCAAGCCGGGGTTCTTACGATTATTGGTGGCGCTTTGGAGGCGCTGAACATCAAGTGCCGCTTCTGCGCTGGCCTTTGTCAAATTCTGAATATTTTGCTGGCGAAGGGCGTTTGCTGCTGCCAGCGCCGATTGTGCTACCTGAATCTGCGTTTGGTTTTGCGCTTTTAGCCTATCATTCAATGCTGCGCTCGCCGCCGCTGCGCCGTACAAGGTTTTCTCGAAAGCCGTTTGTGCTGCGCCGGAAAGTCTCGCTTTTTCCGCGTTCTCTTGCAATTTGGCTGTCAGACTTTCAACCGAAACGCCAGCCTCATTGGCCTTACTTAGCAAAACACCCAAAACGGAGCCAGCGGCCAAAAGCGCCGCGCCCCAAGGTCCGGTAAAGAAGGTTGCGACATTGACTAGGCCAGCCTTGAACGTACCAGCCTTGGCTTCAACGTCACGAAGGGCATCGGCTAATTGTGGCAACTGTTGCGCCGCAATCAAGAATGGAGACTGTCCGCCCGAAAGCTGCGCCCCGCCATCTGCAAACTGACGAGCTACATTGCGCGAACCATTCACAGAACGAGCGGAGGCGCGCTCAATCGCGTCAGCGTTTTTATTCGCCGCATTAGTCGAACTATCAAAAGCAGATTGCGTCGTGCGCGCATAATCCTGAATTTTGGCTTTAGCTGCATCTGTGCGAGCGTCTAATTCCAATATCACGCTATCGGCTTGTACCGGCATTAGTGAATACTCCCGACAATGCCTCTTGCTTCTAGCATATCACCACGCCTTTTAACAAATTCGAGGTCTGGCATTTCAACAGGATCGCCGTTGTCACGATCTTCGCTTGATTTGTGGCGTTCGTTCCAATGCCAGCGCATGGCGGTGAAGTCCCACCACGGCATTGACCTTGCTTCTTCCATGCTTATGCCGCCGCCCATCATGCGGCAATCGGTCAAGGCTCCTGCGTATCCGTCGATTCCGAAGATACTTTCTTCTTCCTTGGCTTCCTTGGTGCCGGTGCTACCGGCTCCGCTTTTTTTGGCGGTTCATATCCTTGGATGCAAGCGGTCAGAATGGCAACGGATAGCGTCCAAGCCTCATCTAATTTCCCCGGCGCGAGAACATAATTAGCAACCAGTTCATTTATGCGAGCGCCAGTCAGCTTTACTTCAATGCCATCCACGACAGCCTTATTGCCACCAATCAAGCCTTGCCTGATAGGCTCAATAAGATCGCAGATTTTCCAATCCGCTTCCGCCGCAGCGCCGAAAGTTTCTTGGCCGACGACGCCATATCTACCCCGCAAAAGGCGAGCAAATATAGCGCCTAAGCCAGACCCGCACTTGGTTTCAATCTCATTGATTTGCGCCAAGCCAAGTTTGAATGTGTAAACCCCATCTGCAAAGAAAAGGTCTATCACGCTTCAATCCACTCCCAAACGCCATCGGATGCGATGGTTAGATCAAGCGTCGAATATTCACCGCCAGCGGGTCCGCCAAACTGCAAATTCATCAACTGCGCCGGTCCTTCCCAATAGCCTGCGTCCACGACATCGGTCGCGGGTTCGCCAACAGCAAAACGGAAAGAGCGCGGCGAACCCTCTTCGATCAATTCACGGATCAATGCGGCCTGCGCGCGATTATAATAACCGGTCGCGGCCAAGTCCCACTGCCTACCAGTGATATTGAGGCGACGGGTCGGCACATCCTCTGGATCATCACAATCCGGGATGAAAATATCATTGCTATTTTTCTGATAGGTGAAATTCTTGGTCGTCAGGCCGCAAAGTCGAACATAGTCCGCCATGCCCGGAGTCTGCTCAACCATAACGTCAAGATAGGTTCCCTTGACAATGCTAGGTACGGACATAGTTCAAACCCTTCTTTATGCCGCGACCGAACGGGCGATAATAACAATGGTGTATTCAACGGCGGTTCCGGCAGCGCTGTTTGCGACAAGGAGAATATCCCCGGTTCCAGCGGTTACGGTCCAGCCCTTCTTGCTAGTGAAGAGAACACCTTCACCCGGCTCAACAGCGTATTTGGGCGTGGTGCCGGAAAGGGGGCCGTTGAAAGCATTGGATGCAGCGCCGAATAGGACAACATTGTTCGTATTCGCCGCAGCAGCCTCAACATAGATTGCCACGATTTCAGCAGCGTTAACGGTGGTGCCCAATGGGGAAATCAGGACGCCCGTCATGTCGAGGTTTTCGGTTCCCGACGCGGCAAGGGTGCGCGTATCGGAAAACAAAAGATCAGCCTGCCCCGTGGTGGCGGTTCCGGGGAGAATCTGTAGGGTTTTGGATAGGTCCGCGCGATATGCGGTAGTGCCAACATCGGGAGCGCCCGATAGCTTTGCGCTAACCGAGACACCGAGCGAAGCAGATACGCCAGCAGCCATATTCAATAACCCTTCGTTTCTTTGCCGACAGCGGCTTTAACTTTGTTGCTAATATTGCTACGGTTCTTAGCCAGTGCGGGGCGCATATAGGGGCGTTCCGGCAGTCGGCTATTCCCAAATTCTTGCGCAGCCGCGTAGGGCGTTGACGCCACAACCAAAACGCGCGTCGGGCCATCCGGGATTACTTCGATACTATCGGCTAGGCGGTGCGTGTCGGAATTTGGAGGCTCGCCGGGTGCGCTGGGGACGTGCGCCGGTCCTGATACCGCGCCTTCATTTAGGCTATTCACAGCATCGCGCTGAATATCGCGGCCAGCGGACATAAGCGCAGCTAGAACGCGCGGCTCCATATCGCTGGTTAGGCGATTTAGCTTTTGAATATACTGCGTGCCGCCAATAATCTTAGCCATGCGCGACGTATAGCGTAAAAAATAAGTCTTGACTAGGAGACTATTGTTATTTCCAGAGCGCAAAGATTGTGAAATGCAGATGATTCGTCGGCATCGCGGATTGTCTGATTTGAAACCCAATTTATATAGGCTTTCGCCGGGTATGGGGACGGCAAGTCCAGTTCCACGCCGTCAAGCGTGGTGGCAATAACATCACCAATGTCATTGGCCTTATTCTCGCCAGCGCCATCCGCAGTCGTCGTTCGTGCCCATGAATGAAAAACCATAGATATGATCGATCCATCCATGCAAGACGCGCGATTGGGAGTGGATACAGGAACTCCGGTATAGCCATAAGGCCACACAGGTGACGCGGGAAGTTGGCCGGGATATAAGCGATCAGCCGGTATTAGCGCCGTTACAGACGGCTTGGTCTTTAGGTAGGCCAGTATAGCCTGTCTAACATATTTGGAGGCGTCTCGCGCCATAATAACCAATCCCCTTGACGCGGCCCTCTCCTGCATGGCGTTAGCATGGAATGGGGGTTTTGGCTAGATGACGATTATCGTTGACAACCCGCCGACAACCCGGCATATCTAAGCCATCGAAAAGCGAATCAGTGGAGTTAGTGAGATGGCGCATAGGCTACCAGAAAGAATTGTTGAATATCTTAACGATGCAATAAATTCGGCAACGCTAGAGCGCGCTGGCTTTGATAGTGTTGCACCGACTGACGGAATGAAAGTTATAGTCGAAGGGAAATGGGGCCGCACTGAATACGATGGAAGTATCACTGACTTTATTCGTGGTAAAGTCCGACTTCATCATAGCTCATGGATAATCGGCCCACTCCGCGCTATCTTGGATTGGTCAGAAAAGACGGACGATGGGTCAATGCGCGAATATGATTTGATGGGCCGTCTAACGGGGCCGTGGCCTAATCCAGAAGTCTTAAAAGAAGCCGCAAGTGAGGTCGCCGCATTGCGTGAAGAGGTGGCGGAATTGCGAGCGTTCAAAAATAAGGTTATTAGCGCATTGAAGTCGCTACAAGCCTAAACCCAATACCGCTGCACCAAAAGCAAAACGCCCACAATAGCGGTCAAAGCCTGAATCAAGCGAACAATCCGGCCATCAATGGGCAAATAGCCTTCTGCGATGACCAGAGCGAATATCAGCACTAGGCCGATGATAAGCGAAATCAGAACGGTCATGATGCGCGAGTTCCTCTTAATAGGCGGTATGCAGCCACTGGATCACTGTTTATGGACGCAATCTGGAAGCGCACGCCCGCATATGGCCCAGCATTAACTACAACCTCAAAGTCGGTCGTTATATCCGCGCTCGTGGACGTAGATAGGATATAGATTGCCCTATCGGTATCGGATGCGCCTTGTTCCGCCCGCATTGATTCAGTCATCGCATCGACTTGCGCGAGACAGGGGTATGACGTTTCCACAATGGTTAAGTCGCCATAAGAGTTATAGGTGGGAACTTGGGCATATAGCGTGGCATCGAGAAAATACGTCGCCATAAGCGAGCCGAAAAAATCGGCACCCCCGCCCGACAATACGCCCGCAAGGTTCACAACGCAAACCCTCCGTATCTCCATGCGAAAGGAACATCCGTGCTAGATGGCCCAATCCCACAACCCCCGCCATGCGCCACACGCGGCCCGCCCTTATTCTTCGCCAACAACGCCAGCCATTCCGAAGCATAGGCCGAACCTGACCAAAATGCGCCCAAGGAAGCGTTAGCCGCTTCCGCCGTCTGTGTTGCCGAAAATGCGCCGGATTTGATCGACGTGATGCCAACCATAGACCCGCCGCCGCCACCCGACATACCAGCCGGATAGCCATCACGCTCCAGATAACGGGCCGCGACCAATTCCTTGGCATAGGTATAATCCGTTTCCAACCAGCTTTCATCGACCCACATGGACTC